TTAATTATCTGTTAATGCTGAAATGATAATGCAGCCGATCACAAAGATATAAAATATCAATACCAGTGGGGCTGCAAACGATACCACGAAGGCGATCAGGAATGCTTTTAATATATACCCGATCCAGTTCTTCGCTGTTGGCGGCGGCTCTACCTCTGCGCCGTGATGTTTTGCTTCTTCCTTGTCGATCTCAACGCCTGCAATCAGCAATAGCATAATGATGACTACTGTCGCCATGAAGCAGATCGCGTATGATGTAATGTATGCATGTAGCATTCCTTTGACCTCCTGTCTTTTATTCCGTCTGTATCTTCTGCACCTGAAGCGCAGCTGCTACCGCTGCCGCTTCCCTTTCTTCAGGCGGTGTGACCGCTTCAGCTGCTTTCTGGTTCTTCTTTTTAAGTTCATTCAGTTCATCGACCGCTGTTTCAATCAGATCATCGATCATGTCTTTGCTGATCAGTCCTGCTGATATGTATTCAGTCAACTTCTGCTGTTGTGCCTGAATCTGTTCCCACACCCATGACTTCTTGATTGTCCCTGTGCCGCTTCCCCATTCCTTTTCTGCCTTTGATACTATCGACAGAAGGCTTTTTTCAACCAGTTCCACGACTTTGTCTGCCTGTTCCTGAAGCTGTTTCTTTTGGTCTTCCTTCGACTGCTTCAGGAAGTTTCTGATCTTGATTCCGATGCCTGCCACAATCGCAATGATTGTCAGGATCATCGGCAAGTTATCATAAATTGTTTTTAATATTAAAGCTGCATTTTTCATCCGTTCGCACCGCCTTCCTCGTTTTCACTTTCCTGCTTTCCTTTTTTGATTTTCTGCCAGTTCTCAATTCCTGCCTTTATCATGTACCCGAACACACCCATGCGAAGCACTTCTGATGTTTCGCTGATCAGTGTGGTCAGCACTGATGTGTCTGCGAAGTGCCAGATCGCTATTACTGAAAACAGTTCAATGATGATGTAAAGCAGCACGCAGACAACCACAACTTTTTTTGAAAACTCCATGATCCAGCTTGTCAGTGACTTCTTGTGTCTTTTCTTTCTTCTGCTTGCTGGTATTGTATAGCTGTACTTCTCCACGCGCTTTCCTCCTGTTACTCTTCGATGTACTGATGTGGATGTGATTCATCAATGATCTTGTCAATTCTATCCACACGCTTGTGAAGCTGCTTCAGGCTTTCCGATGCCCTGATGTAATACTCCCTGATCTCTTTCATTTCGTTTCGGTACGATCCCATTTCAGACTTCACTTCAATCATAGTATTCTGAATGTTTTCCAGTTTGGTCAGGATCGTTGCATCCTCTCTGGCTTCGTCCTGTGTGTCCTTCTTCACGTTTCTGTTGCGTGTGCTGATTCCGAAGAAGATTGCAAACGCAATCGACACGCCTGAAAGTAACAATGATACTTCAATAGTCATTTTCTTTTTCCTCCGTCAAATATAATTGCGAAGTGCTGCTTCGATTGCATCGTTTTCGTCTTCTGCCCTTTTGCGCTTCCCGAATAGATCGTCAAGCCTGTCTGTGGCTTCGTCTTGCGTCTGTATCGCTTCGATTCCATGTTGCGTCATTATTCTTCACTGGCTTCATACTCTTCGCCAGTAATTTCCTTGTATTCCTCTGCTGTGATGCCCTTTCCTGCTCTTTTCTCATTCAGTGCAACCCAGCCTTTCAGTGTGTCTTTTGTGATATAGTCCATTTCCCACTTTTCCTTCAGTGGATTGAACTTCTTGCTGTGTACCTTTTCGGTTGTTTCTGTGTTTGTTCCTGTGCTTGTTTCTGCCATGCTTATACCTCCATCATTTCTTGCATCATTGCCACGTTCATTTCGATCGCTGACATCGACTGCATGATCATCTTTGTTGCTGGACTTTCAAGTTCTGCCTGAAGTCTTGCATATTCTTCCTGTGTCATAGTTCTTTCGCTGTACACATAGACAGTGCGGTCTTCCTCTCCGTCAATGCCCTTCCTGATCTGCTCTGCGATGCTCTTTCGCTGATAGACCACTGTCGGACTTGATGTCGTGTCCCACTCTGTCGGCTTGTCCATGCTTTCTGACTGATACCATTCTGACATCATTGTTCTTCACTCCTTTCTTTGAATGCTTGCTGACTATTCTTTTTAGTTTCTTTATATTGACATATGGTTTTATGTGATCTTCATAAAATCCATAAGTGTCCGTGTGTGTATACCAGCCCATTGATGACAGCATTGCTGAAGCATCGTACCAGTTTATTTTCTCTTTCTTTGAAAGTTTATGCGCCTTCTTCGTGCTTCGCTTCAGGATTGACTTGCGAAGTGTTGTGCGGTTGTAATGAAATACAAATCCCATGAAGTCAAGTGCGCGTCCTCTGGTCTTCGGTTTCTCTTTTCCTGTCCTTTTGTCAATGACTGGCGGTGCTTTCCTGTCGGGATATTCAAAACGAAACACTTGCCAGTTGCATTTGATTTTCTGGTGCATTTCGTTCTTCAGATATGCTTCCATTGTTTCTTCCAGCCTGTGAAGTTTCTTCTTGTTCCTGCCAGTTGCAACAATGTCATCTGCATATCGTATATAATGATCAACGCCGCCCAACTCTTTCCAATCTTCAACAACCTTGTGATCGAATGGTTTGAAATTCAGCTGTGTGAACCATTGCGAAGTCACGAACCCAAGCGGAAGCCCTGACAAAAATTCTGCATCTTGCCACTGTTCGTCCTTTATCCATCTGTCGTCAAATTCAGGTGGCTTCAATGTTGCTTCATGCTCCATGACTGTGCAACACAGCCTGACGAACTTTTCGTCTTTTATAACATGTTTCAGCTTTTCCTCTATCACATGAATGTCTTCTGTATCGAAGCAGTGTCGGACATCTGCCTTCAGGATATAGAACTTCTTTCCCCTATAGCCTTTTATCCACTTTTCAACTTGCTTCTTTCCGCTGTGACAACCTCTGTTCGGTATGCTTCCCAGTGCGTGTTCATATAGTCCATGAAGCACGATCGGTTGAAGCTGTTTTATGATGCAATGATGCACGACCTGTTCATACTGAAATTCAGGTTTTATGATTTCCCTGACCTTTCCGCAGCTATATTCGTTTATCAGCATCTTTTTATGTTCTGGCGGTTGATATGTTTCTTCTTCCAGCATTTTTTGAAGTGCTTTCACATGTTCCTGAAGACATTGCGGTTCAGGTCTGTCGTTTCCGACTTCTCTTTCTTCCTTCATCACTCTGGCGACTTCGGGACGTGTCGTCTTGCGCTTTGCTGCATCGTGAAAACATTGTGTGATGTTTTCTTCTTTCAGCAGTTCTTCAAATATATGTTTATATGTCTTCATTCAAAAGGTTTCCTTCTTAACACCTGTTGCACGTTCACGGCTTTCGCCCTACTAGCACAACCCTTTCTTCGGTTTAACTTTCGCCAAGTGGCGCGGAATATCGTGTGCATTAGGTTATTGTCCCATGATTGTTAAGAGTGAGAGCCACCGATGTTCCAATTCGCATTCGAAGCAGTGTTGTTCAAGTTGACATAAGCACCGCAGTTCGCGCCGTTGTTGGTGTTACCGCCGACAAGCGCGACCGCAACGCAGAAGCATCGGAAGGCGCACACAATATCCCTATTATTTAATTTTTCTTTTTACTTACACTTCAAGGGGGATTGCTCCCCCTGTCCCCCTGTGCGGCTATGCCGCCAAAGGTTCTTCACAAGAAGGCGAGCCACCGATGCTCCAAGCCGCAAACGAAGCAGCGTTGTACAAGTAGACATAAGCACCGCAGTTCGCGCCGCTGATGGTGAGCCCGCCGACAAGCGCGACCGCAACAATCGTCACGTTGATCCAATAATAACAACAACGATATGTCGAAGCACTGCCGCCGACAGATTTGATAAATCGTCCATAGCGTGTCATCAATGTGTCTTTCTGCCATCCTTCTGTCTTGCACGCTGTTCCGACTTTTATGTAGTCTTTCCCTGTCAGGTTATAAGGCGGCGACATCTTCACTTTGATTGTTCCGTTGTCGCAGATATAGCCCACAAGTCTGTCCCAACGGTTTCCCCATAGTTTTTCGCAATAGAACGCTTTGACCTCATGCGTTCCGTCATTATATCCGAAGAACTGTCCTTTTGTGTCCAGTGTTCCTGTCACAACTTTTCCGTAGTCTTTTGATGAATCATTGACATATGTGCTGCATACGCCCTGACCGAACTTCGCCTGAAAGTTTTCAGACTTGCTGATCAATGTCAGAAGACTTTCGATCAGGTTTCTTCTGCTCCATGAAATAATAGTCCAGCCTGTTCCGTTTGCTGCTGCCCTGCTGATCTCTGTCTGTGCGTTTGTGTTGCAGTCCAGTTTCTTTCCTGACAAGCTGCGAAGTTTCGCGCCGTCATAGCTGCCGCCGTACATAGGCATGTACATATGATCTGCAATGCTTCCATCTTCTCTTGTGTATGCGTCTGCGTTGTAGTTGCTGTCAACTCTTGTGTCAGATACGATGATATATTCATAGTTTCCGACTTCGTACTGACACAGCCACATCAAAGGAAATTCAGACATCGCATTCAGTGTCGTTGATGCGTCCCCGACATCGGATGCAGTGCCATTCAACTTCTTTGAATGGTCTGTGTGGTTTAATTCATACGCGACTGTTCTGTCTGCCTTCAGCATGACTGGTCTGTTCTGCTTAATGAAGAATACTTCGCCCCATGAGCCGAAGTCGAATGATCCGTCTGTGAAGTTCATCTTTGCTGGCGTGAATCCTGCTGCATCGTACAGATATGTGATGCGCGTGTCAGGATTGCTGTCAGCCTTGTTGATCTTGATTCCATATCGCTTGACATTGCTGAATTTTCCATCTTTGTCCTGAAGCTGTGCCAGTATTCCTGTTGTGTCAGCCTTCACAGCGTCAAGCGTTTCTTTGTCTGCTACATAAAGCCTTGCCATTTCTTTTTCCTCCTGTTATGTTGTTTCTTCCAAGTACACAAGCCCTGCTTCAACGCCGATTGTGTACTTCTTCCCTGTTGCAGAATCCGACATTGAATTGATCCCCTTCTGGATGTCCTTGCAAGCTGCCGCGCCTGCCTGTGCTGCTGCTGCCTGCTGCTGTGCCGACTGTGCTGCTGCGTTTGCTGCTGATGTCGCCTTCTGCATGTTTGCGTTGAAGTTGCTGATCTCCGAATAAATCTTTGCAAGGTTTTCTGTGTCAACAACTGGCTGAAGGTCAAGAAACTTATCTTTTCCGTTTCCAATTCGCAAGATGTACTTTCCTGATGCAGTTTCTTCAACGCCCCATTCATTCACTTCAAGGATGCGTCCTGAAGCCTTCCAGTTCGCTGTCGTGTCCTTCTTCGGTTTGATTGTCCATGTTGCCATTGTGTTTCCTCCTTCCTACACTGTGCCTGCGTCTGCTTCGCATTCCTCTGTTGTGAATGCTGTGCCGCCATCGCAAGTCATCGGATCAATGCTGATCGCTGTGCCGCCGTCAATCGTGCTTCCGACTGCTCCCTTGATGTCCAGCATCTTTTCATACATTTTTTGCAATTCTTCCTGTGACTTGTATGTTTCTTCAGCGCGTGCCGCTGCCGTGTTTGCTTTTCCTGCTGCTGTATTTGCTGAAGAAGCAGCATTGTTCGCCGCCCCTGTCGCTTCCTGCATGATCTGAAGCTGCTGTTGTCTTGCCGTTTCCGCTGTTTCCCTGTCCTTTTCACTTTTGTTTCTTCGGGCTTCAGCATTTATCCTGTCAACCTCTGCCGATGCTCTGGCAGCTTCAGCAACCTTCATCGCAGCTTCTACCGACAAAATATCCTGTTTTGTTTGAACTATATTGTCGATGTACCGCTGCACTTTGTTTTCAAGTGCCGTGATCTCGTTGCAGCTTTCAATCGCAGCATCGTTCCTGTTTGTTTCTTCAATCTCGATTGTGAACGCCTGTGAAGATAACACATACACGTTCTGCGCGTCCCTGATCTCAATGTCGCAGTGTGCTGTTCCCGCTGCTGCAAGTGCCTGATTTGTCAGTTCGACCATAACCTTGTTGTCTGTCACTTTGCATTCGTTGTAGCAAAAGTGTTTGTCAGGCTTTTTGATGTTAGCAATTACGATGTACCCTGTCGGGATCGTGAATACCTTGCCATTATTCGTCAGCGCGATCCTGATGAATCGTGTGCGCTTGTCGCCCTGCTTCGCAGATGCCATATACAAGCGTTCATCGCCTGTCAGTTCCAGTGTTATGTCAGTTATTAGCTGCATCGCCATTGTCGTCCCCTCCTTCCTGATCGGTGTCAGGTTCGGTCTTCAATGTTTTCTTTGCTGCTGCCTTCGCTTTTTCAAGTTCTTCCTTCAGCTGCTTGATTTCCTGTTGTGCATCGTTCACTTCTTTGTTGTATGCGTTCAGCAGTTCCATCTTTGATTGTGACTTCACTTCAGACAGTATGTCAGCCAGCACGCCTTCCATGACTGTCGCTGACAGATCGTGTTCTGTGCTGATTGTTGCCATTGCGTTCAGGATTTCTCCTTTCGCGCAAGCAATTCTTTGTTCGATCGGTTTCATGTGCCATCCTCCTGTTATTCCAGCGCAGCTTCCTGATATGCAAGTATCAAGTCCAGCTTTGAATCCATCTGCGCAAGCATCGTGTTTTTGATCTGCTGTTCCTTTGTTTCTGTTTCTTCTTCTGTGATCCCTCTTTCGCCTTCAGGCAGATCAAGGATCATTTCTTTTGTTTCCGTCTTTGTATCTTCTTCAATTATGATTTCTTTGCTCATTATATATTCGCGCTCCCTTGTGGTACTGCTGTAATCATTCCACCTCTGACACTGATTGATGATGTCGTCCAGCCGACTGTTCCGTTTCCGTTGTCGTGAATTTCTGTCACTATCGGTATGCTTTTACCATCTGCAACGCCATAGCCATTTATATTGATGTCGTGAAGATCAACATTGTACATGTCGAACCAGTGACCATAAAAGTCGCAGCCCAAGTGTATACCATATTGATCATATATGCTGTTAGCGCGGCTGAAGCACAGCATTGTTGTGTATGATCCTGCGCCCTGTGATTTCATCTGTGCAAATGCCATGTATTTCCCCTGATAGTCCAAGTCAAACACAAGTCCTTTGTGCGCGTTATCCCCCGACCACTGGTTCGTTCCGATTTTACCGACATAATATCCATCGCGGTAAAAATGATTTCCCTGTTCGTCAAATACAGCTCTTTTCTGTGATGTCGAAACTTCGCCGTTGTAGATTGCAAGTTGACCATATTCCAGCTGAATGTATTTGCTGTTATTGTTCCAAGCCACGCGCACGTTGTAGGCATTCTGTGTGATCTTAGTTCCGAAGTCTGAACTGTTCACTTTCTTGTTGACTTCAGTCGTGATGCCGTCAGCCTTCACCTTGATCGCTGCATTCATTTCTTCTGTGGTTGAATACTCTTTCAGCTTTTCATCGGTTGCACTGTTCGCATTTTCTTCAGCTGTGTCGGCTGCTGCCTGTGCCAGCTGGTTCGCACTCTTGATCTTCTCTGTAACTGTTGTCTTTGTTTCGTATTTTTTTGAAACCGAAAGATCAATCGCTTCAGTCTGCACCTTGATCGCTGCATTCATTTCTTCTGTGGTTGAATACAATGTCAATTTTTCGTCTGTCAGTTCGTTGACACTTTTGATCTTTTCTTCAACGTTCGTTTTTGTTTCATACACTTTCGACACGCCCAGTTTAATTTCCTCTTTCGATGCTGTGATGTGTGTTTCGACTTCGGTCTTCGTGTAGTAGCCGTCTTCAAGTGTCTTTTTTGCGCTGCTATTTGCAATCTTTATTGCTTCAGTTTTTGCTTTATCTGTTGCCTGTTGCTGTACTTCAACGAAGGTCTTTGTCGCATTTGACAATTCAACAGTATTGCTTCGCGGTGCTTCAGGATATTCCGTCAGCTTCACAATTCGCTGCTTTTCCTTCGTGCGTGTCTTCTTGCTGATCATCCAGACTGTATCGCCAATGTCAAAATCAAACACGTTGCTGTACTTCTCTGACTGTCTTGCAAGGTCAATCACATCCGCTGTGTAGGCAACATACGGCTTTGACATTTCATCCAGTTTCGCGATGCCATCTTCGATCAGACTTGTCGTGTTTGTGTATCGTTCATCGCTCCACACATATGTCTTGATCTTGCTGCTGTATTGATAATTTTCAAGATACGGCTTTCCCAGCCATTCGATTCCGATTCCGTCTTTCCCTAAAGGGATCAGTCGCGTATAAAAATCATATGTGTCTGAAGTCACTGTCAGCTTCTTCAGATTCAGTCCTTCGATGAAGTATCGTCCTCGGTCTGCTCCAATCTGTTCATATATGTCGATCGTCTTTGTCAGACTATTGATCTTGCATTCCACACGATACGTTGACAAGCAGTCCTGAAGGACTTTCCATGCATTCGTTTCTTCGTCTTTGTTGATTGTTCTTTTCTTTGTGATCTGGCATGTGCCGACCTTCCAGCCTGTTCCTTCAAAAGCAAATTCAAGACATGCCCTGATCGTCTGTTCCTTACTTTCAAAGCCGTATGGGAAGACTGCGCTTTCAAGTTCTTCGACATTCAGCTGTGCTGTGTACTCGTTGAACTGTGTGCCTGTCTTTCTTTTCCTGATGACGTATTCGTCTTCTTTCGTCCTGATGTAGTATTCTTCTTTCAGAAGGTCAACTTGCTTGCCGTCCGAAGGATATTTGAAAGTCAATTCCTTGTCGCCTGAATCAAGCGTCTTCACAATCTTTCTGTCTTTGAAACCCTTCAGGATTCCGACACGCTGCTTTTTGTCATTGAAAATCTGCATCCGTCTTCCTCCTTATATCCACATAGGCTTGTACCTGATCCGAACGACTGCATCTGCATTTGAAAACTTCAAGGCTGTTTGCTGTTGTGTGATTGCTGGAAATCTCCACAAGTCAACACTTCCGAATGCGTCCGCACCATTGTTCGTGATGCGTCCTTCTTCTCCGTCAATGATGATCATCTGTCCTGCTGCCAGCTGTTCCACGATGATGTCGTCTTCAAACCCACTGATTGTGTAATTCTTCAACGCTTTCTTTGCATAGACTTCAATGATTGCTGGTGCTTTTCGTGTCCCTTGTCGGTCAATCGTTGTCTGTGTGATTCCGTCATATTCCAGATTTAATTCATCATCAAAAAAATAGCCTTCAAAAACGATGTTCAGCTTGTATCTGGTTTTCACTTTCATTTTTGAATAGTCGCTGCTTGCTGTGTATGCCTTGAACTTTCCTTTGTATCCATCCACTTCCAGCACGCTTGACTTTGTGAAGTTTTCCAGAAATGCTGACATCTTCCTGATCAGGCTGTTTCTATCCTTGCCCCTGAAGTACATGCACAGCTTCAGTTTTCCCAGTTCCATGTCTGTTTCAAATTCTGTCGGAAGGATCGCGCCTGTCACGATCTCATAATCGACAGCAAGCGAAGGCGGCAGCACTTCGGCTGTCAGCTGCTTCGCATTGTATTTTCTTGCGTCTATACCATTAACTTTCATACTGCCTTACCTTCCTTTCCTTTTATCTTCCACAAGCTGTTCATCCACCTTCGTGTATGTTTTGCTTGCAATTTCTTCGCCGTCAATATATGTGTGATTTTCAACCTTCACATTCGTTCCTGACTCTATATTCTTCAGCTTTTCATCAAGCATTGTGTTCAATTCTTGATAGAATGGTTTCAGCGGAAGAATAGCTTCGCCGCCTGTTTCTGGTTCGCCACCAGCAAGCAGCTTGTTTCCGTTCATTCCGAATATCATTGAATCATTCATGATTGCACCATTTTTGTACCAATCTATTGAAAAATGTGGCACTGAAGGTGGATTCAGGCTGAAGCTACCTGTGATCTTCGGGTGCGGCAATTTCAGCTTCGGAAGTGACCAGCTGAAGTTGAACTTCGACTTGATCGCTTCGATTGCATTATGCACTGCATTCTTCGCAGCGTTGATCGGTGTCGTGATTGCATTCTTGATCGCGTTCCAGACTGATGTTGCCGTTGACTTGATACTGTTGAATACATTGCTGACTGTTGACTTCACACTGTTGAATACATTACTGACTGTGTTCTTGATGCTGTTCACAACATTGCTGATCGTGCTGCTGATGCTGTTCCAGATTGATGTCGCTGTTGCCTTCACATTGTTGAATATGTTGCTGACTGTCGTCCTGACCGCATTGAATACATTCGTGATCGTGTTCTTGATGCTGTTCACAACATTTGACACTGTCGTGCTGATTGCCGTCCACACTGTCGTGAATACGCTGCTGACCGCGTTCCATACTGTCGTGATAATATTCTGTACAAACGTGATTGCTGTCTGTATCTTTGTGCTGATTGCATCCCAGATTGAAATAATTGTTTCTTTGCAGTTCTCCCAAATGAATCGGAACGGAACTGTCAGGATTTCAAAAGCTGCGCTGAAAAATTCCGCAATCGCCATGATCACAACTGTGATCACATTCTTGATTGTTTCAAAGACTGTTGATACAAAGTCCCTGATTGTCGTGAATATATTGCTGACTGTGTTCCAGATTCCTGTCAGCACATCTGAAATTGTCGTGCTGACTGCTGTCCATGCTGTTGTTACCGCGTTCCTTATTCTGTCAAGTATGCCTGTGAAGAATGACACAATGCCATTCCAGATGTTTTCAAAGGTTGTCTTGATGCTATTCCATACTTCATCCCATGAAGTACCAAATAAGCCCAGAAAAGCGTCAACAACGCCCTTGATTGTGTTCAGGATATTGCTGATATATTCCTTCAGCCCATTCCATACACTTTCAAAAATTCCTTTTACTGCATCCCAAGCCCCTGACCAGTCGCCTGTGAATAACGACACGAACAAATCAAACACGTCAGTGATCACATTCAGTGTTGTTTCAATGAAGATTGCAATATTATTGAACACTCCTTCGATGATCGGTGCTAATACATTGCAGAAGCCTTCCCAGATTGCCTTGACCACTTCCCCGAAGTTTTCAAAATCGAAGCCCAGCGAATTGAGCTTGTCAGTTATGTGCTGCCCGAACTCTGTGAACACTGACTTGATCCTGTTCCAGATTTCCGTGATTCTGTTTCTGAAGTCTTCATTCGTGTTCCACAGCGTCACTATGACTGCTGTGATTGCTGCGATCGCAGCGACCGCAATTCCGACTGGCGATGTGATTGCTGCAAGTGCGCCCTTCAGGACAGCCATGCCGCCTGTTGCTCCTGATGCTGTCGTTCCCATTGTCGCCAACTTGCCGACAACTTTTCCGATTCCTGATGATAACTGTCCAGATACGCTGATAGCTTTTCCGACTATCGTCAGCAAAGGTCCGATCGCAGCCACAACGCCTGCGATCTTCAGGATCGTTTCTTGCTGCTGCGGATTTAATGCTGCGAACTTGTCCGCAAGTTCTCCAATCTTTGCCACTGCCTTTTCCATGAATGGCATAAGTGAGTTGCCGATTGTGATTCCGACATCTTCCAGCTTTGACTTCAACTGTGTCAGTCTTCCCAGAAGGTTGTCTTGCATTGTTGCCGCCATGTCTGAAGCTGTTCCATCGCAGTTCTGAAGTGCTTCAGAATAATCGCTGAAGGACATTCCCGATGCAATCGCTTCGTCTGACAGTCCTGACATGATCGTCTGCAATGCACTGAACTGGTTCGTTCCTGCGATTGTCTTTGCAAGGTTCGCTTGCTGTTCGTCTGTCAGGTTGTTCCATACTCCGCGCACGCCTGTCAGAATACTTGACAAGCTGTTCATGTTGCCCTGCGCATCGTACACTTCAACGCCGTACTTCGACAATTCCGTTGCGCATCCTTTTGTGTCTGTCGCAAGTCTGGTCATAATAGCGTTCAGGGCTGTTCCTGCTTCTCCGCCCTTCACACCAGCGTTCGCCATTGTCATCAATACTGCTGTTGTTTCTTCTACCGAATAGCCCATTGAAGCCGCTGTCGCAGCGCAGTTCTTGTATGCTTCGCCAAGTGCTTCGGTTGTTGTGTTTGAATGGCTCATTGCGTAAGCCATTTCATCTGCGAATTTTCCAGCGTCCTTCGCCGATAGTCCGAACGCTGTCAAGTAGTCTGTGACGATGTCTGAAGCTGTTCCCAAGTCCATCGCCGATGCTGCTGCAAGATTCAGGATGCCGCCGATGCCTTCCAGCATGTCATCTGTCTTCCAGCCAGCAAGTGCCATATATTCAAACGCTTCGCCTGCTTCGGTTGCTGAATACTTTGTATCACGCCCCCACTGACGCGCCGATTCTGTCAGCCTGTCTGTGTCCTCTGCTGTTGCTCCGCTGATTGCCTGCACTTTTGACATTTGCTGTTCAAAGTTTGCTGCAACTGTTACTGATGCCGCTGCCACGCCGCCGATCGCGGTTGTGACCTTCATCATGTGCTGCCCTGCTGTCTGCACTGCCTGTCCGACTTTTCCAGCCTTTTCCGCGTATTCATCGAACTTTTGGCGTGCAAGTTCCGCATTGACATCACGAAGCTGCACTTCCATGTTCGCAAGGTCAGCTTCAGCCTGTGTGACTGCTGCGCCCTGTTTCTTCACTGCTGCTTCATACTTCGTTGTTTGTGCTTCTGTTGTTGCCAGCTGCTTTTCTGCTTTGTCCAGCTCTGTTTTTAATTTCTTTGTTTCCTCTGAATTTTCGCCAGTCGCTTCCTTGCTTTCTTCATATGCTTTTGACAGTTCTGCGACTTTTGCCTTCAGTTCTTCGCTTTTTTTCTTGTTGTTGTCCAGTCTGGTTGTAAGTGTTTCATAATGTGACTTGCAGTCCTCGACTTTCGTCTTCTGGACATCCATTTTCTGTGTAAGTTCGCTGATCTTTGCCTTTAACGCGTCAGATTTCGTGCCGTACAGCTTTGCATTTGCCGCAGCAAGGCTGTATTCTGACGACAGCTGCTTCATACTTGCGACCGCCGCCTTCATTGCTGCCTGATATTCTGACATTGAAGCACCGATCTTGATTGATGCCTGCGCCATATATGCACGTTCCTTTCATCACTTCTCGTTGATGGTCTTGATCTCGAACGCCACATGATCCAAAAGGCTCATAATATCCGACTTCATAACATTTGAAAGTGAATCGTTCAGCCCTTTTATACACAATTTCACAACCCTGTCCACATTGTCGCGGCATACTTTCCAGATGTTTTCATCGTCAAGCTGATTTTCAGCTTCGTTGTATCCGTTTTCTTCATCGTATTCATCGAATGCCGACTTTTCCTTCTCGACTTCCTCTGGTCTGTTCGGGTTTAATTCAAGGAATTTTTGCGTGATGATGTCCTGCATCACAAAATGAATCATCTTTGCCGCTGCCAGCTGTTCTGCGACATCTGCCTTCAGCACTTCCCTTTCAGATATTCCGAAGACCATTTTCATAATTGCCGCATTGAACTGAAAAGCCGATGCAACATCATCGCCGCCATTCTTTTCCATTAGTTCTGTGTATGCTCTGTACTTTTCAACCGACACTGATGCGCATATGTATTCTTTTTCATTGCAGATCAGTGTCAGTTCGGGTATTATTTGCCATTTGAAAAATTTTCTTGTAACTTCTCGACCTTTGCGTTGACCTCATCGCCTAATGATGTTTCTATTGACGCAAATTCCATGATAATTGCAGCCACGCCCAGTCCTGTGTCCTTGTCCTTCAACTCGTCAACAGTGAACTGGTTGCCGTATACCATGCAGATGCAGTCCATCATCTTTCGGAACTGCGCGGCTGTATACAGTCCGTTCTTCTTTTCAGTTCCCATGATGTCGTCCCTGATCTCAAGGTATTCCATGTATGTGTCAACATCCATCTTCGGCATTTCATACTTTTTGTTGTTGATAATTACTTCATGTTTCATGTGTTCGCCCTCCTATTGTTCTTTTACGCTGCTTCTGTTGGCTCTTGTACCTTTCCGAACCAGTTTTTGATCGCTGCTGCTGCGTCCGTGTGTTCTGCCAGAAGGTTGCTTTCGTCAACCTGTGTTTCAAAGTTTCCGTCACATGCACGTTCGTAGAAGCTGCCCTTCAACGTTGCTGTCTGTGTTGTGACCTTGTCTTCCTGTGTCTGATAGTTGTCATCATATCCCTGTCCGAATGTTCCGACATAAAGCCATACAAATTCATATTTGCCATTCAGCTTCTTTGCTCTATATCCGACAGCGACTTCAGGTGCTTTGTCGTCCTTGTTTTTTACAAGCCAGCCTTTTTCGTATAAGTGACCGAATAACATTGCTTTGTCCTGTGGTGCAAGGGAATTGACTTCAAACTCCACATCTGTTCCTTCGTAGGTTTCAACTGTGTCCTCCACTCCGTCATCGCTGTAAATCTTTTCAACGCTGAACTTGTCAGATACTTTTCCCGAAATAGCACGCGCAAGTTTGACTGGTGTGCCTGCTGCGTATGCTGTCGCATCGTTCTGTGTTACTGGTGCGACATAAATGTCACGAAACGACTTTGTTCTTGATCTGATGATCTGCTGCTTTCCTGCTTCACTCATTCTTCTTCGTCCTCCTGTTCTGCTTCTTCTGCCGCCATGAACCTTGCGGCATTCATAAATATTTTTGTATCTGTTTCAAGATTGTCATTTGCGCCCATGAATGCGAATCCTGCCTTTTTCATAAGTCGCTTGATTCTCTTTTTTAACCTGATTTGATCTGTGCTTGACCAGATGCACACTTGCACTGCTGCAATCTCGACTTCTTCGTCATCGTCCGAATGTTCTCCGCCGTAGTCCCCCAGATTCCACACAGTCACATGCAGTCCCTTGATGTCTGCGTCATACCAGCCCTGCTGCACTGTGATTCCTTCTGCTTCCAGCACTGCAAGCGCATCCAGTGTCTTCTTCACAATGTCCATGTGTCATCCTCCCAGCTTTTCATTCAATAACTTCTGATATTCCTGATCCGCTATCGTGTCCCACTGTCCGCGGCATTCTTCCATTGTGTTGTAAAGGAAGTCTTGTGGGGGCTGTTTCGTTGTCCCCCACTCTACAAATTTCATGTAAAACCAATTTTCAGCATCGCCCAGAAGCGTCCAGCCGACTTCGCCGCCCCTTGCTGTGGCTTTTGTGGGGATATTGTCCGCAGCATGTCCAGAAGGTCTATACCCTTTCTTTCCTGACTTTGAATTGTCTGCTGACCTTGCCATAACCGCCTTCATTCGCGGCTCTGTATAATCAACAGACTTCTGGAAGATTTGCTTGTTTGTCTTTCTGATTTCTGAATCACTCGCAAGTGCTTCCAGCTGTTGTTGAATCTCTTTCAGTCCTTCAAATTCAAAGGTCACTTTCATGCTGTGTCCCTCCCTTGTGTCATAATCTGACACTTATGTTGTGCGGTTCGCTTTCAACTGCACATATTGCTTGTCATTCTGCCTGAAGTCCCTTGCAAAAATGTTGTACTTTTCGCCTTCGTACTCCACGAAGTAGTCCTTCAGGTGTGCCGCTATCTCTTTGACCTTTTTGCAATACCTGACCTTGTCAAACACAATCGTGTCTTCCAGCCTGATTTCTATTGCCTTGTACAGTTCTTTTCCGTAAAGACTGCCGATCTCGCACCAGCATTCGTGATACAAGATCGGTTCTGCTTCCACACGCCTTCCGTCAACTTTCGTGTACTGATATTTGTATATTTTGACCTTCGCGCTTGACATATCACTTCAACCTTTCTTTCAACATCATTGACTGCACCGCGAATCTGACTTTGTCGTCTGTTGGTGCTGTTCTGTCCCTGTTGTCGTAGGCTTCTTTGACATACATGCAGATCAACAACTTCTGGCGGTTCGTGAGTGCTTCAGGATTGAAGTCTTTTATCAGGTCTGTCATTTCTTCCAGCACTGCTGCATAAATCAGCTTGATCACTTCATCGTCATCGTCATAGTCGATGCGACAGTACGCTTTCAGTTCTTCCAGTTCCATGTCTGTTCCTCCCTTCCTGAAGCCTGCTGCCATTAACCAGCAACAGGAACTGTGATTTCTCCCTTGATAACTGCTTCTTCATCAAATGCCTGCACATCGAATCTGTCACGCACCTTGATTCCTGTCTGGTCTTTCGCCCATAAGTCGCCAGCTTCGGTTGAAAGTTCGATGCTGATCTTCTCGCGGTCGAATAAAGTGATTGCTTCCTTCAAATCGCCCATATAGATCGGGTACTTGTACGCCGATACATTGCTTCCATCCGACTTGACTTCCACATTCTTCAATACTTTGTTGCTGACTTTCTTGATCGGATATACACCGAAAAGAAGCATCTTTGACTTGTCTGTCACATCATGCTGCAAAATGTAGTCGCCACGCTCGTCCTTGATCTTGTCAAGGTAGTTGAAGCCTGACTGGTTTGTCAGAACGATTGAAGAAGATGCAATCGCTGGATCAAGTGTCACATTGAAGACATCCTTCAAGTCGTCATATCCGCTGATTGCCACTTCTTTTCCTGTTGTGATCTCTGCAAGTTTCTTCAAAATTGCAGCGTTTCTTGTGGCTCTTGACTTCTTCGCGATCCACTTATTCAGGAAGCCCAGAATATTTTCGGCTGTGTCTTGTAAAAGTTCCCTTGTAACTTTTAAGATGCCACCCTTTTTCTTGATCTTGTACTTGATCTGTTTTAACTTCGGCGTTTCTTCCTCTCCGAACTCCTCGCCTTCGTCAACATCGTCCCACGGTGTCGAATCTGCATCGACTTCAAACACTCTGCTTCCTGACAATGTGCTAACAGGCTCAACATTGACATACTGTTCAAGGTCATCGTCTGTTCTTCTTAACTCATGGATGTCTGTCTGAATGTCCTGTGGTACAGTGAAGCCGCCGTCTTCGTCTGACTTCTCTGACATTGCGTCCATGATCTTCTGATCCTTTTCATTCAGCTTTGTTTTGCGCATTCCGCAAACAATACGATTGACAAACGCGCGCACGATGTCTTTCTTTGAAGGTGCTTTGTCCTTGCCTTCAGCCTTTTTTGCTTCGTCCTTGTCAATCTGGTCTTTGATGTCCTCGTCCTCGTCATCCTCTAAGTCCATAAGGATGTTGAAACGATCCTGCATGTCCACAAGTTCTGCTTTCGCTTCCTTTGCTTCCTTTGTCTTTCCCTCATTCACAAGGGATTTGATCGCGTTCTTCTTGTCATTGATTTTCTTCAGTAACGCTCTTGCTTCTTTGCTCATTGCTTTTCCTCCGTTTTCTTAAATTCCATACATGTACAGATCGCCCAGAATTTCTTCTGTTTCATCTGCCTGCTGTTGTCTTGCTTCGATGTCTTCGGCTGTTTCAGTCTTCATTCCTGCTGGCGCATGTTTGAATCTGTCTACCATGTAGCCGACACACGCTGCGACTGCTGCCGCCGATTCATCCACTTTGATGTTGAAATAGTCTGAAGCGCGACACTCTGATGCTTCGCTTTCTGACATCCATGTTTCCGCATTTATCAGTTCTTCAAACTGGTCTGCCGTCACGCCTTCCTTTGCTTTTGTCATGTAGATGTCTGTGATCATCTGCTGACAGCCGTCAAGCTGGCTTATAACCGCCGTGAAGTCGTCTGCATTGCCCCACGCCATTGTCAGCGGCTTGTGAATCATAATCTGTGCGCCTGTTGACACAATGATGTCATCACATGCCATAAGGATCACGGACGCGATCGAAGCTGCAATTCCGTCCACAATGCCTGTGATATGTCCCTTGTGGCGTTTCAGGATGTTGTATATGCCAATTCCTGCAAATACATCGCCGCCACAGCTATTGATGTACACTGTCAGTTCTGCATTGTTGTCAATGCCGTTCAGAAAGTCTGTGATGTCCTGTGGGCATGTGTCTTCTGATGTCCACTTGTCCCACTCTGAAGATACAATGTCGCCGTAGATGTACAGTTCAACGCCGCCTGCTGCCGCGTCTTTTATCTGCATGAAGCCGACATTTTCAATCGTTCTTTTCGTTCGATTTCTTCTTGTGAAGTTCATTTTCTTCGCCATCTTCTTCCCCTCCTTCCTGATCGGTGTCAGGTTCATTCGTTTCGGCTGTTTCCTGCTCCTGTTCATCCTGATCCGTATTTTCGCCGCCTTCTGTGTTTGGCTCATTTATAGGATTGTCAGGATCGCTGTTTTCTTCAGTGCCCTGTTCTTCAGCTTTGTCATATGCTGCCCCGACTTTCGTCAACGGCACATAAGTTCCATTTACAATCAATGTGTCGCCGCCTTCCATATCCATCAAATCAAGCTTTCTTCTGGCTTCGTTTACTGTTTCGATGCCGTTGTTGATTCCTTCTTTCAGGATTTCCATTTGTGTCTTGCTGTCGGTACGAAGCAATACTTTTTCATTCATTTTGAAGTACAGTCCGTCTTCCGTTTCGTCATCCGATAATAGTTTGTAGTTCACTTCTTCTTCGTACTGCTTCAGTACAAAAAGCATTGTGTCCACATAGAATGACAGCTGCTGCATTTCCGAATTGCTGTATGATGATTTTTCATAGTCGTTGATCTGGTTCGGCTTGATTCCGAACGCTGCTGCAATCTGAAGCGCAGAATACTTCTTCAACTCGATGAACTGTGAATCTGTCAGTTTAATATCCAGTGGTGTCAACTTCATTCCCAGTGGCACAGGAAGAATCTTGCCTGTGTTCTGGCTTCCTGCTCCGAAGCGTTCAAAAGTCTGTCGCAGCTTTGTGGCTGCATCTTCATTCAGTTCGCCTGTGTATTCCAGCACCGCTTTCGCTGTCAATCCGTTTTTGTACAAATTATTCAGGAAGCGTTGTGATTCAATCACGCCTTCAACTGTCTGCTTCAAGATGTATTGTACTGGCAGTCCGACTATTCCGTTCAGGCAGTGTGAAGTCTTGAAGTGCAAGACATCTTCCGTCCTGAATATGTACTGTTCGCCTGAATATTCATCACTGTACAAGTACCAGATTTTCCCTTTGCCTGCGAAAATGCCTTTGTCGTCAACTATGATCTGCACCCTGTCCGATGGCATGATCCACATGTCCAGTGCTTTATATTCTCCACCGTATTTCTTGCGCTTGAATTTCCTGCGTACATAGACATATGCGTTCCCATAATGGTTTCTGTTCATTTCCACAGCGTTCCAGAAGGTTGTCGGTGTCATGAAAGGGTTCGGACGCTGTTTCATAAGCCTTGCAATGTCGTTGTCTATCGGCTCACTGATGCCCTTGCTTGTCTTCTGGTAAAGTTTCCATGGCATTTTCGCAACTGTTTCTGACATCATTTTCAAACAAGTGAAGTATGTTACATCTGAAGTCGGCTTCTTGCTTTCACTGTCGCGCTTAATCCCAACCCATTCCAGAAACGATTCATCATTCAGCGTTGCTGTTTCTGTTGCAATGTTCATTCCGAACGCTTTTGCAATTCCTTTGTTCAGTGTTTCCCACATGCTCAACCTTGCGCACCTCCCTTCTGTCGCAATTTCTCTGTTCCTGCAAACCAAATATCAAGGTATCTGTTGACATCTGGCTTGATTTCTCCCTTCATTGCCATCATCCATGCGTCCATAATTGCATCCACGATGTCAATTCGTTCTGTCGTATATTCCTTGTCGATCTTGATTTCTCCGAAGCTGTTTGATGTTGTCTTTGCGTTTGCAATAGACCACTTCATTGCTTCATTTCCGTCATGTTTGACATGTCCTGCTTCCAGTTCCAGTCGGAAGTCCACTGTCGGATCGTTCAATTCTCGCGCTGACTGTTTCACTGCGATGCTGTCAAACCCCAGTGCTTCCAAGTCTGTCAGGAATGCTGAAGCATTGTGCGGATCATAACAGATCCACTGCACATCCAATTCATACAGCTTCACGATCTTCTGCAAGTACGCAATAATGTACTTGTAGTCAGTTTTTACGCCGCCCATTGTTTCAGTCACTTCGACCAGTCCTTGTCTGATCCATAGGTCATAAGGTACGCGGTCAGTTTTGATGTGTTCTTCAACCCTTCGCTTTGGAATAAAGCTGTGTGCGTGTACGAAGTAGCATTTGTCTTCGCCGCGCATGAATGGGATCACGATTGCGATTGATGTCAAGTCGCCGCCTGATGACAGATCAAGTCCGACATAAGCCTTCTGACCTCTGAAGTCAGCCAGTGTCTTCTTGACTGCTGCCCTTGTCCAGACATCCATGTCCTTGATATAGACATCATTCGTCCACTGAATCCACATGTTGAGCTGCTTGACGATGAAGTCGCGCAGTGTTGATCCTCCCATTTCCTTCGCTGTTGCAGCAATCGGGATCATGTTCTGCAATGCGTCCCTGTCGTATTCCAGAATCGGGTTCGCCTTGATCCAGTTTTCAGGTGTCCACATATCGTCAGATTCATTCATCTGTGCGATGTAAATGAACTGTGAATCATTGCTTGCAACACCCTTCAGAACTTTCACACAGTATTCATATAGCGCAAAGCACGGCGATTTCAGGTCAAATCCTGCTGTCGTGATCACGCTGATCAGCGCCGACTTCATTTTCTTGATGCCGCCTTCAAGCAGCTTGTACATCTGATCGTCTTTGTGTGCGTGGTATTCATCCACAATCCCCAGATATGGTCTGAAGCCGTCAATCGACTTCGTGTCGCCTGACAGTGCCTTGATCTTGCTGTGTGTGATCTTGCAGTCAATCGTTGAATTGTGTTCGTGAATCTTGAAGCACTCTGACAAATCGCTGTCAGAATTTATGAACTTCACAATTTCGTTGAAGACAATCATTGCCTGATCTTTCTTTGTGGCTGTACAGTAAACCTGACCATATTTGTACTTGTCAAAATTGCCGTAATAAGCCGCCAGAATACCATTCAGGAATGACTTGCCGTTCTGTCGTCCCAGCTGTATGTAACTGGTTCTGAATCGTCTGTGATGTCCGTCTTTAGTTCTCCATCCGTTCAGGCTTCCCAGAATGAAGCACTGGAATGGATATGCCGTCACTGGCTGTTCTTCTTCGCCTTCCGCAATAGTCAGTGTTTCAGCGAAGTCAATGATCCTTTCTGCTTCTTCAACATCAAAGTAATAGCGATATGGCGCAGCTTCAGCCGCTTTCACGTCGTCTATATGTCTTTGACATGCTGCTTTGACCAGATCGCCAGCAACAATCTTGTCCGCAAGGACATCCAGCGCGTATTGTGTAGTTCTATCTGTTGTCATGCGTTCACATTATGCGAATTTCGCGAACTTGTTTTCTTTCGGTGTTTCCTTGTCTGCTTTTGGCACTACAAGACGACAGCGGCTTGACACTGTCAGTCCGAAGTCCGCAGCCCCCTGACGACACTGCTTGAAGTATCTGTCTTGAAGTAGCGCAAGTCTTTCCACTTCTCCGTTCACGACTTCTTTTCTGATCTTCACTGGCTGTCCGTATTCGTCCAGCTGCTTTGTTGCGATCTCAATTTCCACCATGATCGGCTGTCTGTTCAGTTCTTGCGTGACTGCGATGTATTTTTCTTGCGCGATGACCAGTCTTGCAAGCGCATCAACATCAAGGTTTGATATAAGGTCAATCGCACGAAGTTCCTTCACGATTTTCTTGAATGTTCTTTTCTGTGTCGGCGATAAGTATTGCGGTGCTGTCGCTTTATCCGCAGCCGCTTTCACTTCTGTTCGCTGACGTTCTTCAATTTCTGCTTTTGTCAGGTGTTTTTTGCCTTTTGCCTGCACCAGCGCGATCGGCTGTCGTTGTCCTGCCATTCTTCTGCGACCTCCCTTCTTTGCTGGTTTCCTTGCGGTGTGTCAGAATCTGACACGCACCCTTTTCGGATGCCCTGATCTGGATTTTCCGTGGGGAGTTTTCTCCACGGAATAGGGGAAGCGCGACTAAATAAACTTAACCCGATACTTTTTCATACTCCCCCTGTCGCCTTCCAGTGGCGTTCTATCAGGTCATACAACATCTTTTGTGTCGCTTTTTTTGTCTGTTCATCCTTGCTGTACAAGGCTTCAATGATTCCATGGCTGTGATTGCTCAATGGGATCAGATTGGTTGCATCAAGTCGTTTGTTCCAGTCGTCTTCAATAGGTGTGATATGATGCACCATGTCAGCTGTTTGTATTACATGCAGCACATAGAAGGCATATATATCAACGCCATCAAATCGCCTGAGTGCTTCGGCTCTTGTCTTCCTCCACTCACTTGATACATAGAAGGCTGCTGTCTTCTTGTTTCTTCGGTGTTTGTTGTATTCCATGTGTCTTGACTGCTGCCCTGCTGCCTTCGCTGCACAGGCTTCACATTCAGCTATATTCTGTGGTATTAAAGCCCCACATCTGCACTTGTGAAATAACAAACCCTTGCACCACCTTCCTACTGCTGCATATGCTTCATATATCCGTCTGTATAGGCTCTGTACGCAGCCGCTTATATATGCCCCTTATATATGCCCTATATATGCGCCCCTGTCAGGTATGCCCCTATATAAAGCCTTGTTTTAATGCTTCCTGTGGATGCCCTTATATAAGCACCCACATTCCGCAAATAAGAGGGCAGAAATGCAATAAAAAAGACCGATTCAACACTTCTGTGCTGTTTCGGTCTTTCTGTACAACATTTCACGATACTATTTTACTTTAGGATGTCCCCTATAAAAACCCTCACTTTTCCCACGCTTTTCCCATACTTTCGTTGTCGTTTCCCTCGAAAAAAGCCTTTTTCAGATCGCCTTTTTTCAAATTCCGTTAATTCCGAATAATTTGACAGACATTTTCTTCAAAATCGCCTTGCACCAGTTCGAAGGGCTGTTTTTTCCGCAATCAAGCTGATCCGCGATTTCTTCAAAGGTCAAGCCGTCAATATAGTGCATTCTGAACGCTTCAAACTTGTACAATGTGCCTTCTTTCCTGCTTTCGGCTTCCAGTTCGGTCAATGCCCTGTCAATGTTAATTATCATCATCGCTGTGACCATTTTGGCTTCCTTGACAGATTTTAGCTTCGCATTTTCGCCCTTCAGGACGCTGTATGCTGCTTCCGTGACCTCTTCTTCTTCCGTGATCGCATTATTGATATATTTTTTCAAATCAATGTATGATTCCATCAATCTTCGTGTGTTATACAGTGTTTTCTTCTTCTCTGCCCTCTTTTCTTCAATTTTGACTTCAGCAAATGCCCTTCGCACCGCGATCCTGATTGCTTCCGTCATGTCCTGCTGTGTTTCTTCGCTATTTTGCACATTGCACACCTTCTTCCCTACTTCTTAGGCTTTCGCCTTTTATTCCTTCTGGCTTTTTCAATCGCCTTTGCCCTGATCATCGGCATTCCTTTCATTTTGCGTCTGTTATTGCTGATCAGTTCCTTGCGCAGCTGCAATCCTGTCCAGTTCAGTCCCCTGAATGCTTCCTTGATTGCTTTTCCTATTTGTTCAAACGCTGGCTTCAGCTTTTCAAACGCTTCTGTGATGCTCTTTGTCACTTTCTGTCCTGTTTCCTGCGCCCACTTTGCTGTCGATTCAAGCAGCACTTCAATTTCTTCTTCAGGAAGTCCGCTGTATTCCGATACAGCCTTGATCGTTTCTTCCTTTGTCCATTCAGGATCAATCTTCAGTCCTCTTGTGACTGCTGCCAGTTTCATCACATCTGCACTGATGTTTCTTTCTGCTTTCGGCTGTTCTGTCGGTTCTTCTGGTTCAGGTTCTTCCATGACTGCTGCCCTGACAGCTTCCTGTCTGTCTTCCTCAATCAATTCCTGTGTGCGCTCTGCGATTTTCTCTGACAGATCGTCTTTTTCTTTCTCCTGTGGCTTCGCACGCTGTCCCACAAGCCTGTTTTTTATCTTTGTTACATATTCCTTCAGCTTCATGTCTTTCACTCCTTCCTGCGCCTTTATGTAAAAGGCAAATCGTCAACGCCGTCTGGTATGTTCATAAAACCATCGCCGCTGTCTGGTGCTGGCTGTGGTCTTGACTGGTTGTCGCCTGCTGCCGCTTTGCTTTCCGCAAATTCAGCCGTTTCAATGACGACATCTGTTGTGTAGACCTTGTGTCCATCTTTGTTTGTATAGCTTCCAGTCTGAATACGACCTTCGACCACAAACTTTGTCCCTTTCTGTCCGTACTTCTCGAAGAACTGTCCTGTCTTTCCGAATGCTACACAGGAAATGAAGTCAGCTGACTGTCCTTCCTGATCGCTTCGCACTCTCCTGTCAACTGCCAGTGTAAATCGTGAAATTGCCATCGGTTCTGCGCCTTCTGCATATCTTGTCTGCGCATCCCTTGTCAGCCGCCCCATCAATATGACTTTATTCATCTTTTGTCTTCCTCTCTTTCTTTGTGCCTTTGGCTGCTGCCTTGATGATCTCTGATACAATCAGAATGACCAGTGCTGCCAGAATCGCGATGAATCCTATTTGCAATATAATCACAATAATTCCACCCAGATTGCTGATTGCTTCTTCAATCCATATACTTCGCATGTTTCTTTCCTCCTGTTATCTTCGGCATATCATGTCTTCATAAAGTTTCTTGTATGTGTCGCGCTCTGCTTCAAGCCTGATCATCTGCTCACGCGATGCCCCCCCCGATTGATTTTCGACATATCCCTTCGTGTCTGCACCTGCATCCAGTTTCAATGCGATTTGAAGCGCAATGTCGATCTGCTGCATTTCTCTGTCTGTCACACTTCCGATCCTGTTATTCAATCTTTCAACACTGACTGTTGTCGGCTGTTCGCACAGTGCTTCAGATACCCTTCCAGTCGTTCTGATCGTCACATGCGTTGACATGTCTTTCTTCGGCTGTGATGTCAGGAACACAACGACCACATCGCCGCTGTGTTTGTTCAGGAAGTCAGCTGATACAACGACCGCTGGTCTGTCCTTCCTGATCTCGTTTCCTCTCTGCCCTCTGTTGTTATTGATATAATACACATCGCCGCGTCTGACATTGAACTGCTGCTGTTGTCTTGTGAAATGTTCGTACATGCTTTTTATTCCTCCGTATATTCTCCATATTTTTCCTTCAGCATCTTTGCGCGTGCCTGAATGTCGTCTGCAAGTTCTCTTTCCTTGTCTTTGTAGGTCTGCGCTCTTGCTGGCTTTCTTGCCCTGATTGCGTTCTGGATTGCTGTCTGGTACTGTCTGCGCTTCTGGACTGCTATGCGCTGTACTCTGTCCATAATCGTGATCGTGTAATGTGCGCCGCAGATCGGGCATTCATAATACTGTTCGATCACATCATCCCCATGTTTATCCTGCTTGATCACTTTTTTCTGAATCTCTATCATGTCAGGTGTGAATGTTGCGTTGCATTTGTTACAGATTATTTCATTCATACTGCTTCCCCTTCCTGCAATTAGCTGAATCGCTGCATCTTAATCATTTTCGCTGCAAATCTTCCCAGAAGTTCTTCTTCCTTGCTTTCCTTTTCCTCTTTTGTCATTTCCTTGCGGTTTTCTGCGAAGTCTGCCATTTCATCCAGAACGTCTGCTGCTTCTCTGAATATTTTCGCCATTTCTCTCATTTCTTTGCTGGCGTGAATCTGCTTTCCCTCCTATGCTCCAAACTCCATTACTGGATTGTCAATATAATCTGCTGCGACTGCTGCCGCCTGTTTGCTGTCTGCGATCAGGTCAGGACATGTCCTGCAATCCTGACCATTTTCTTCGCACTGCTCCTGTTCGTGTTCTGATACATCTTCAAACTGTTTGTCATACCATCTGCAAAATGCCATTGTCCTTCCTCCTGTCCCTCGCTGCCGATCTAAACATCATTAGCAGCATTTCTTGAACTGATCTGTCCCTGTCTTTTCTTCTTGCCTTCCTGATACACTTCAAGTCGTAGCATGTCCCTTTGTGGTTCAATCCGTCAGGAACATACACGCCGACATTGTATGGAACTTCATTGCTCACTGCTGCATATACTTCTTCAGGCATTACATAATAATTAAAATCGCCCAGAAAGTTGTGTCCGTTTTTTGAATGGAAGTCTTCAACCGATGACTTCACTTCGTAGCAATAAAAGTCGCCTTTTTCAATTCCTGAAGGTGTGTTGTTCTTTGGCTTAAAAAGCATATAGTCAACGCGTTTCCCTTTTGATGTTGAATAATCAAAGGTCACTTCACGCGCCCAGTATATTCTTGTATCGTTATACGGATTTATGTGTTTTTCTACTGACAATGACAGCATCTTTGTCGTTTCTGGTCTGTTGCTCATTATTCTTCGCCTGCCTTTACTTCTCCCAGTCCTAAAATGCAATAGCCGTCTTCAAGCCCTGTGAAGTCTTCCAGCATGTACACAATTTTCTTTTCGATTGTTCTGCCTGTCGTTGTTCCGTCCTTGTATTCGTGCATCACGATTATGTCGCCTTCTTTATATCCGCGGTCATTCTTTCGCAATTCAAATGTCTTGCGCCCTGTTTTGACATCATCAAAGAATGTTGTCCCCAGTTTCACGTCATGCACTTTCTTTTCCTGTTGCGAAGGAAGCTGCTGCATCTTTTCTTCGTCTGCCTTCTCGCGAAGTTTCTTTGCTGTTTCTCTGTCAATCGCGTCCTGTTCTTCGTTGTATCTTTCTTCTTCGGTCTTTTCGGCTTCTGCCTTATTCACATACTGATCGCAGCTTTGACATGTTCCTGTCTTCACATTGCATTCTGAATATCTCTGGCAGCTATAACACAGCGATGTGATGCTTTCTGGGTGTGCATCTTCCCATTCTTCTTTGTCCTCTGTGTCCTCTGCATCGTCTTCAGGTTCTTCAATCTCTTCTTCTGTTTCTGTGAACTGGTCAATGTCCATTTGACCTTCAATCTGTTCTGCTGCCGCCCTTTCCTCCTGCTGCTGCTTGATCTCTTTCACTTCTTTGTAGGTCAAGCCGTTTTCCTGATAGCGTTCCAGCATTTCTGCTTGTGTTTCTTCATTCATTCCGCTGATCATATAGGCAGCAGAAAAAGTCAGGCGACCTTCTTTCAGTTCTTTTGAAAATTCAGGGATCAGATGCTTGTTGATGCTCTCTATCTGTGCAACCTTTGTCGGTGCTATTTTCAGGAAATATGCAACGACATCACGAATGCGACCGCTGTTCAAGTCAATTCCCATGATCGTTTGTCCGTTTTCCTTCATACGTTGCAATATTTTCTTCAGCTTGTCTTCTTCTTCCAGAAGGTCTGACACTGTCTTGTTTCTGTAATCATTCGCGATGATCAGGCGAAGTGTTTCTTCTTCTTCTGACGCTGGTGTCTGAATCTGACACGTTGCCTTTTCAAATTCTGTATAGCCTTTTTCAACAAGTATCTTCAGTGCACGCCATCGTCTTTCCCCTGCTATGATTCTATATTCGCCCCTGTCGCAAGGATCACGGACGACTTCAAGATTTTCCATCAATCCGACAAGCAGAATCTTTTGCGCCAGTGGTTCGATGTCCTCAACCGAATAGAAGTTTTTATCATTGCTGTACATTTTATTGATGCTGACATCCTGTGTCCTGAAGTGCGCCTTCGGTGTGTTGTCCCCGACTGCTGCCTTCTTTGCGTTTGCGTTCAGCTGTTCCATTACATTCCACGCCATTGTCAGTCCTCCTGTTCTCTGAAGCATATTTCTATTGCTTTCAGTTCTCTGTCTGTTGTGTTACTTAGGTCAATGTGTGTGTCATTGTCTAAATAATCTTTTTTATTTATCATTGACCTGATCGTCTTTTTCAGTGCTTCCGTATCGACAACAATCTTCAATGTTTCTCTTGCCTTCGATAGTGCCATGGCAATCTGTCTGTCTGTCATTGGTTTGCTGTCAATCTCTTCGACCTGTTTCCAGAACTCTGTGTCTTCAATTTCGTAAAATTGTGACATCCTGTCCCTGAATGCAGTCAATCTGTTTTCCGCATACTCTTTCTGCTCTGCTGCTGCCTTCAGCTTTTCAAAGTCTTCGATGCTGATTGTAACTTGCCCTTTTAATTCCATCGCATTCCATCCTCCCTTCTTCTCTTTACATTCAGTTTCAATGTTACTTTCGGAACTCCGATGCCAGCTTTGCGAAGGTATTCTGACAGCCTTGCAAGGTCTGTGACATAATTTTTTTCGTATACGCTGCCATGTATTTCGTCAACATAGTATTGTTCTTCGTTGCCGTATATCGTTATGTCATCGTGTGCAGTCAAAAGTGTCTTGATTTGATATGCAAGCGTCTTCCCTGTCCTTCTTCCTTCATGCGCATATGTGATGCCTTGTGACAGGATATATTCTGACTGCCATGTTTCAAGTTTTATTCCCAGCGCATGTTCGATTCTGTCAAGTGTCTTTTCGTTGCAGCCGTACATGTCCGAATGTAACCTTGCAACCGCATTTCGTGTCATTGCGTCTGCGCCATATTCATCGCCGTCCGCTAGTGTAAAGGAATACGCCCTGTTTGTTTTTGTGTTTTTGATGTACACAAGATTTCTTTCCAGTGTTCCTTCCGTCTGCCTGATTTCGACTTTCAGATTTTCTTCGTTTTTTGTGATTCCTGTGATTATCTCATACACTCCCATGTTCACACCTCTTTCATCAATTCATATGTTGCTGCGCGATAGTCCTGCGTCACAATGCAGTTCTTTGAAAACTTCGGAAGCGGCACTTGTGCGACTGTTGACTTCTCTGCGATTATTGATCGCCTGATCGCTGTTGCGAAGCAATCGTGTCCTGACTGTGTTTTCAGCCATTCTTCAACCTGAAGTGTCGTCTGGTTCTTCTGCCGCATCGTCATCAATACTTTCATGCGAATGTCAGGGTTTATTCTTCTGAACGATGTCAGCTGACTGTCCATGTTTGCAGCTGCTTCAATCTCGAAGCCGCCAATCTTGACAGGCACAATCACAAGGTCTGCTGCAATCATCACGTTTGTGACTGTCATGTCCATGATCAGACCACAATCAACAATGCAATAATCATATATAGTTCTGACTTCATTCATCGCTGCTGCAAATCGAAGAATCTGATCTTCTCCTTCTTCCTGAAGCAGCGTCATGTTTGTTCGCATCAAATATCCGTTCGCTGGTATGATGTCAATGTTTCCATATGGTGTTGTCTGGATCAGGTCTGTTGTCGAATATGCGCCGCCTGCTGCCTGATGATTTTCAAGCAATTCTGACATTCCCTGTCCTTCAGGATCAAATCTGTCGTAAAGAAGTGATATGTTGCCCTGCTGATCCGCGTCACAGATCAGCACCTTCTTTCCTTTTTCTTCGCCCATTATGTAGGCGATAGCTGCTGCGGTCATTGTCTTTCCGATGCCGCCTTTTTGATTCATTACTGCTATTATTTTCATTGATGTGCTTTCCTCCTGTTTATTATTTTCATGTGTCTTCTTAACCTTCTCGCGTGTTCGTCCGTCACAATGTATTTGTCACAATCTTGAAGTCGCCTGCCCGTTCCTTTTCCGTCATAATGCTTGCAATAGTCACATGTGAAGCAAGGTTCTTTCATTTCTCCTGTGCATGTGTCTGGCGTTTCCACATTGTTTGCGCAGTGACTACACACGCAACCGCCACAAGGAAAAGCATATTGTTTTCTGACTTCTTCTTTTCGCTTCGGCTCTTTTGGTATGATTCCAAGTTCCTGCAATGTGATTTGATGTGCTTTTCTATCGTCTTGCATTTCTTTCCTTCTTGTTGTTCTCCCAGCTGATCACTGCTTCCCTTGCCCTGTCGTATAGGTCTGTGTCGTTTGCTTCTTCAATCTTGATGATCTGTTGTCTGTCTGTTCCTTCGCCTTTATATATCTTTATCCATCCATCGTCATATATTGAAGTGTGGCTTGGCATCCGCAGTCCGTACTTCCTTGCGATCGGTCTGTATATGTCATAAAACTGTCTGACTGCTGCCGCATATCCGTTCATGTCCTACACCTTCAGCGGTTTCACTTCGCCGTCTTTCCATACGCTGTTGTTCTGGACTGACATCATTGCTTTGTTTTCTCCTTCAATGAACATTGCTTTGATTCCGTTTCCGTCAATTAGATTGATGTATTCTTCAATGACCTTGATCGCTTCTTCTGCCGTGTAACATGTTGCGACATAGTGTCCTGCTGCTGCCATATCGGTCAAGAACTCTTTCTGTGACGGCTGGTGTCTGCCCTTGTCATACTTCATTTCGATGTATAAGCCGCAATATATTCCTTTCGGGTACGGAAGGCATAAGTCGGACACACCTGACTTCACGCCCATCTGCTTCAGCTTTACTGCTTCGGCTCTGTTCCTGCTGCCGCCGTTCGGGATATGATGCAGCCATTTCAGTTCAGGATATTTCTGCATCTGCCAAGAAGCCCAGCTGATGACATTGATCTGTTCGGTATCTTCCGAACGCAACGCATACTTCATATTCATCGCGCTTCCTCCATCTTCTTCATGTCCTGCATGACATCGCCAGTGAATCCCAGCTGCTTCATTCTCTTGAATGCAATCAGGTCTTTTATGCCCGACATCTTTATGATCCAGTCCCGAAGAAGCAATCCTGACTTTTTATACATATCTCTGACTTCTTCCCTGTGTGCCGCCAGCACATCTGCTGTGCGTGTGATGATGATTTTTCTTTCAATGCTGTTCTGTGCAATTCCTTTTTTGTTCAGTTCTTCTTCAATCACTTTCACTGCGTAGATTTCCACTTTCGTGACCGCCTGTTCCAGACACAATCTTTTTTCGTTGTCCACTTTTATTCCTCCTTCGTTTCCTGTCTTTCTTTCTCTGCCTTCAGCTGTGCTGCTCTTTCCATGATCGCTGTGTTGTAGCTGTATTTATACACGCCATGATTCCACAAGTTTTCCTTTGCGCCTGCTGCTCCGTAGTTGTAGACCGCCAGAACGTAGTATGGACGCACATCTTCTGGAACTTCCTGCAAGCTGTCCTGAATCTCCTTCAGGTAATCAATGCCGACTGTCACATTCTGGTATGGATTTGTCAGATCGGTGCAGTTCAGGCGTTGCATTCTTTCTTTGTGCCATTTCTGCGCTATCTGCATATACCCCCATGATGTGCCGCCATCGCCTGAAGCGTTCCAGTTGCATTCGCTTTCCTGTTCGATCAGTGCGAACACCATTTCATAGTCAACACCATAGTTCTGACAAACAATGTATGTGTATATCTGCGCCATTACTGGAAACTTGCCGCCTGCTGCCTTGCATTCGTCTGATATTTCGTGATAGCAGAATCCTTCCATGTCTTCGCCACTCCAATCCTGTGACATTGTATTGAATGGATATTCTTCATCTGCATCCAAGTCACTTTCTGTTTGTTCTTCTGCTTCGCTTTCCTGTTCTGTTGTCGTCTTTCCTTTTGCGCTGATCATGTCGCCGATCGCAAATCCCAGCATTACCGACACATATATTGTGATGAATGTGATCAGGATTGCTGCTTCCGTCTTTGGCGTGCGCTGAAGAAAGTTCTTTACTGCCCTGATGAATTTATGTGCCGCATCGTGCAGCTGTCTTCTTCTTTGTCTTCTTCTTCGCTGTTTTCTGCTTAATCTTACTTGTCGCTTTGTCAATCTTTTCTCCTTCCTGTGGCTGTTTATACATCCTTGCGTATATATAAAATCTGCCATTCATGTTGTTGTATCTGACATCGTATGAAGTCAGCTTGTAGCCATCTGCTGCATACCATTTCTTCAGCTTGTCTTCAAGATCGCAACGACCTGTCACAACTTCGTCAATGTCCTTCTGCTTGAACTTATAGTGGTTTTTATGTACTTCAGGCTTTTTCAATCCTTTGCTGGTTTTCCATGCCTTTTGATACTTCCCGACTGGCTTCGGCTCTTTTCTCTTCTTGTCAGGGTGCTTCTGCTTCGTGATGTAGTTTGCCATTCCTGACAGTCCGTTTTCATCCTTCTGAAGTCTGCGCACCTGATTCCTGCGCCCCTTCTTCCACTTTTCTTCAACCGCTTCCAGCCCCATGTCGCCATCACATACAAAATGATGATGCCAGCGTCCTTTGTCTGAACACTCTGTCACATACACATAACGCAACTTTGCAAGCCCCTTCTTCCTTCGCTCATAGTTCAAGCGTCCTATGTACAGCGTCATATCGTGCTGTGCTTCCTTCATGCTGTTCGGCATGTTGTCGTCTGTATATGTCAGTGTTCCCCAGATGTCATTGTCTGTGAAGTTCACATTGATCGTCCTTTCACATTCCTTCCTGCTGTTCTTCTCATTCAGATTTCTTTGTGCCTGTCTTTGCTTCTTCAGCTTTGCTTCGTCTGGTATCTGCTCTTTCTGTCCTCTTCTGAACTCTGGATATATTTCAATATCCATCTGCTCTGCTGCCTTTATCTCCTTAGTGGCATATATTGATCTGACCTTGCCTTCATTCAGCATCCTGCACATGTTGTCTTCTTCCAAGTCAGTCAACATCTTCTGGTATGCTGCTTCATAGTCATAATCTATATGCACAGCTTTCTTCCTTCTCTTCATGTCCTTCTTTGCTCCTGTTATAGATATTTATATATTTCTTTGATTTGTTACTATCTATTACAAGGACGCGAAGCCTTTTGAAAGTCCCTGATTTATTGACTTTTTTGGAAGTCTGCTGTATAATTTTTTATAGATGTGCAGACCTTAAAAAGTCACAATCTGGATCGCCTTCGGAAGCCGCCAAGCTAGTCCGAAGGTTTTCTTTTTTGTCCTTCAAGATGCTTTCGCTGCCTTTGTCTTAATCTCTGACAGCTGCACCCTGACACCATCGTTCCTGTTCGACAGGATCATTGCTATTGCTTCAAATATTCTTCTTGCATCTGGTGTGTTCATGCGTTTTCCTCCTTGTATCTGTTTTCCCAGAATGGACAGTCTTCTGTTTCTCCGAATCTCTCCGCTTCTTCCTCTGTCATTTCATCTTCTTTGTCGCAACCTCCGAACATTGTTGCCGTTGTGCTTCCGTATGGTACAGAATCCCAGCAAGCGTTCTTGCAGTCATAACATGTCTTTGTCGGTCTGCTCATGCTTTTTCCTCCTACATTCCAGCACCCCTGAATATAACTACCATTGAAGGGAATGGGGCTGCCTGTTTGCTGTTTCCGAACTTCAAACGCCCCTTCACAAATCTGATTTCTGATCGGTGCTGAATGAAGTCGTGAAAATATCTTGTGTCTGTTCTCGCTGGTATCAACATAACAACAATCGTGTTGTCTTTTGTTCCTTCTCTGTACGCTTTTTCAACCCAGTCTGTAATTGCTCTACCATACGGAGGATTGCAAAACACGCGATACCCCCCCCAGTCCTTTGAAAGACCATTGTCT